CCGTCGCGCACATCCGCGCGTCGGGCCCGGTCGGCAAGCATGTGATCTACCTCGACGACGCCGTCACGTTCGGCTACATGAACATCCCGCAGTCGCCGAATCCCTGGGCGGTGAGCAAGAAGTTCATCTTCACCGTGACGAAGGACGACGGCCGGCCGGCTGCACAGATCGACTGGCCGATGAACCTCTGCATGATTGGCGCAGCCTCGACGACCAGGCCGCCGAGCACGATGACCCCGCAGTTGACGTATCCGTACCGGCCGCGCGCGGGGAGCTCGACCGTGTAGATCAGCTCTCCGCGCGCGGCAGCTTCACCAGCCCCGAGTGGCGCAGCGGGCAGCTCGACGCGCTTCGTAGCCAGCTCCCACAGCAGGCTTGCGGCGCCTTCGCACCTGGCGGCGAGGGGTTCGGCGTCTCGTGGCGGCTCTGTTCATACGAGAATCGTAGGCGCGCGAAGCCCTTCGGGCAACCTCCCGCTCAACGCTCCCATGGAGGGGTGACGCGGGAAGGGTCCGCGCCGGTGAGGCGCACACGGACGCCCACCGAGCAGGAGCGCCAGGGCCGGCCGTGGAACGTCACCATTCTGCGGGCGATCAAGCCTGATGGCACGCTCACCTGGGCAGACCACAACCAGATCACCGACTACCAGGAGATTTGGGAGTCCGGTGGTAGCGCGTACTTCAACACGGTCTGGATGCAGGATCCGAGTGGGCTGGCGGGCGAGGTGTTCCGCCCCGAGTGGTACCTGTACTACCAGCACCCCAAGTACAGTGAGGAGCGTCCCAGCGCAACGCGGCCAGGCCAACTCGTGACGGTCACCGCGAATGACCTTCTGGCCGAGGGCGAAATCCACGCGATCATCCCCGACTTGCGCGAGATGTTCAGCCTCATGGCGTGCGACCTCGCGATCAAGCAGTCGGACACCGCTGACTGGTACGCCCACGTGAACGCCTACGCCTCGCGCCAGGGAGAGCTGTTCATCGAGGACGTCTACCGCAACCGCCTCAACGAGACCGAGATGGTCGAACAGATCCTCCTGGCGGCAGGGAAGTACAAGGCGAAGGCGATCGGCATCGAGAGCGTAGCCTTCCAGAGCCTGGTCTTCAGGATGGTGGCCCGCCGAAGCCAGCGCCACTTCGTGGAGCTCGACCCGGCCAACCGCGACAAGGTCTTGCGCGCGCGGCCGCTCGCGGCAAGGTATCAGATGGGCAAGGTCTACCACCTGTACGGCGCGCGCTGGCGCAAGGCGTTTGAGTACGAGCTCCAGGAGTTCCCCGGCGGGAAGTGGGACGACCAGACGGACGCGGCCGCCTACGTCCACGAGCTGGCCGTGCGGTTCCATCCGGACACCTGGCGCGAGGTGATGGCCATGCAGTCCGAGATGCGGCGCCGCCGCCACTTGGACGACGTCGTGGTCAGCGGATCCAAACTCGCGAACGTCACCATTCCCCGCGGCCCCGGGCTGACCGGATAGGCCGCTTTCGGACGACCCCGGGCAGGCAATTTCCGGACGCCTCCAAGGTCTGGTGCATATGGAGCCGTCTCCCGATTGAAGCCGTCCGTTGGACGCATCGTCCACTACGTCAGCTACGGCACCCCCGGCGGTGAGTTCCAGTCCGTCTGCCGGGCGGCGGTCATCGCCGAGGTCAGCGGGGGCGCCCCGCCCCGCGTGGGCTCCGGCGGCGAGCTGCTCGAAGGCGAGCCGCCGGTCGTCTCGCTCGTCGTCCTGAATCCGCAAGGCCTGTTCTTCAACGACTGCGTCCAGGACGAGGACGAGAAGCGCGGCGGCACCTGGCACTGGCCAGAGCGACTCGAAGAAGGAATGTCCGGAACGTGACTTACCCCGAAGTGCTCCAGACCCTGAGCACGGCCTCTGGATTCATCGGGGCGAGCTGCGCTGTGTACGCCACCTTCCTGGCCCATCGGGTCCACGGGACTGTGCAAGCACTACACCAGACGATCAAGGATCAGCGCACTTCCGAGAGGATCTCCTGATGGCGCCGAAGAAGCCACTCGACGCAACGATGGCCGCCAAGCCGAACTTTCAGGAGCTAGGAGTCTCGGGAACTAAAATCTTCGCTGGTCTCATCAGCGAAGAGACGGTGCCGCAGCTCCAAGGCTTCCAGGCGTACAAGAGCTACCAAGGCATGAGGCTCGACGCCACTGGTAGCGCTTTGCTCAAGGCCATCGAGCTTCCCATCCGCGCCGCGCGCTGGTACGTGAATCCTGCGACCGACAGCCCCGACGACCTCAGTATCGCAGACTTCGTGCACGACGTCTGCTGGGAGTTCGGTTCGCAGTCGATGGACGACATCATGCGATTGGCGTTTGGAATGCTCGCGTTCGGGTTCTCCACGCTGGAAATCATCTGGTCGGTGATCGATGAGGGCCCATGGAAGGGCAAGGTTGGCTGGGATCGTTTGGCGTGGCGGTCGCAAGCCACCAAGTGGCGCTGGGAAATGGATTACCAGAACGGCAAGCGCCAGCTTGTCGGAATGGTGCAACTTGCGCCGCCCTACTACCAGCAGGTTCAGATCCCTCGCAACAAGCTCATGCTCTGGGTAAACGACCTTGAGGGTGACAACTATGATGGAATCTCGGCGCTGAGGAGCGCTTGGAAGGACTTCTACATCCGAGACCAGCTCTACAGAATCCGCGCAATCGGACTGGAGCGTGGATTCATGGGAATTCCTGTCGCTACAGTACCAGACGAGTTCAGCGACGAGTACGCCGGCATTGCGCGCCAGATCGTGGAAACGGTGCGCGCCGACGAACAGGTGGGAGTCGTGCATCCGGCAAGCATGGACTTTCGCATCGAACGCTGGGAGCTGAACGGGCCGGCGATGAACGAGGCCATCGCGTACCACAACCGCCAGATGCTTGCCTGCCAGCTCGCCCAGTTCCTTGAGCTGGGCGCGAAGAACGTCGGCTCGTACGCGCTGTCGAGCGATCAGTCGGACCTCTTCCAGATGGCCATCAACGCCAAGGCGAATTACTTCGCTGAGGTGCTGAACCTCCACCCTGGCATTCCGCAACTGGTGAACTTCAACTTCCCCAACGTCAACGTGCAAAGCCTGCCGCGGTTGCAGCACGGAGACATCGGGCAGCGATCGCTGGATCGGTTGGGGCGCACGCTCATGGCCCTCGGTCAGTGGGGATTTCTGACGCCTGACAACGCTACGGAGGACCGGCTGCGCCAGATGCTCGACCTTCCTGAGCGCGAGGAGGCGATCACCGATCGCGCTCTGTACGACCTGATGCAAGAGGTGGCTCCGGCGGACGAACAGCACGGCCGCCAGCACGCGGCGCAGCGGCTACCCAGCCCGCTTCAGGTGGCGGCCGACACGGCAAAGGCAAAGCAGACGCAAGCCCTGAAGGCACCCGCGCCGGCCGCCGGCAGCGCGCCCAAGGGCAGCGGCTCGCCGGAACAGCGCAACTCCAGCGCTCAGGACATGGCGGAGTACCACGCGAAGTTCGCGGAGAACCGAGCCCGACTCGCCGAGCTGGTGGTGCGCCGGCCTTGGACGCGGCCGCGGGGTCGGCCGACGGAGGGACAGCGCATGGCGATGCGCGCGACCGAGGCGATGGTCGAGGCGCTGGACGAGTTCAAGAGCGCTGGCCAGCAACGCCCGGTCCGGCCGAGCCTGTGGCAGGCGATGCGCCGCCGGCCGTACGAGGTCCGCACGCACGCCGACGCGGTGCGCCTGGAGCCCGGACAGCCGCGAACCGTCTTCACGAGACAGATGGGCCTGGCGCGCAGTCACCGCGAACCGCTGCGGGCGATCCTGCGTCCGCGTGCGACGACGCCGCCGACATGACGAGGGAGTTCGAGCTCGTGGCTCCGACCGAGCCCGCTCCGGAGTGCGAGGTGCCCTACACGTGGGATGCGCTGATCGAGCACTCCGTCCTGGAGGTCGAGGTCATCAGGTGAGGGACGGTCGCTACCCCCCGACTGTGTTCGGCTGCCATCCCTCGTTGCGAGGAACCGCCCCTCTTGGAGCAGGGTAGCCGATGAGCACGGCCGCCATCA